TTTTTATACGGGTCTACGCCTGCCCCCAATAAAATCTTTTGAAATTCATTCATGGTATATCTCCTTTGGAGTTACGCACTATATTTTGCCAGCGTTCCATCATTTCTCCACTGCTGAATCAACGCATCAGCAAAACGAGGAATTTGTTTTCTAATAACAGCTTCCATTTCTTGTTGGTTTGCTGGGTAATTATTTTTGGCATTGTTTTCCAACAACCACGTACCCGCACTGTATGCCGTTCTGGCATCCGTAATCTCTCCATTTTCATCTAAATATGAGCTGAACGTGTTGTCATATGCATTATGGATAGCTTGTTCGGCATTTGCCGCATCTTGCCTGTATGGATTAGCCCATTCCTGGCCCGGATGATCTTCATCCCATTTATTTGCCATTTCTATAATAGCTCTGGCATCTGCCGTAGAAGAGGATTGGCTTCTACCATTACCGCTATTAGTACCTCCCTTTTTTCCGCTGCTAATTTTGCCAGTTAACGCAAATTCACGCGCCTGTTCAGCCGGTAGCCCATATTGAATAGCTACATTGTACCGATACGCAATATTTTGTTGGTCTAATTCATTTTGATATGCTGCTAACTGCGCCTTTAATTGCGCCTCATCTTGAGCTTGCTGCCGATTCAAACGGTATCGCTGTTCGTTCGTAGTCATGGCATTATTCAAGCTATTTCTCGCATTATTATTTGCCACGTTCATTTGTATGACTTCGCGGGCTAAGTCAGCAGGAAGTCCATACATCCGTGACAAACCACTGGCCGCATTCGGGTCTTCCTGCTGCATACGCATGAGAATCATTGTGCCGTAATCATTCAATGTGTAGTTTGATGGGTCTATACCATACTGCACAAGCGCATCATTTAGACGCGTTACACGTTGCGCCTGATATTGCCCTGCTTGCCTAGCAGCAACCTGTTGGGCCAAATCCCTGGGAATACCATTTTCCCGAAGATGATTATATACATCGTTATAATATTCATCGCTCGTTCTATCTCGCTGCAAAATATTTCGTATTCCACGGTTCGTATCAGACATGAACGCTTCTTGTGCCTGAGCTAATGTTCTCCCTGCATCATAGGGCGATAAATCTATCCCCATTTGACCAGCTTGCTGTCTAATCGCGTTGGCTCCGTTTATAGCCTGCTGCATTCCTTGCTCGTTATTTTGGCTCTTAGCTATGTCATAAGCCTGCTTATAAGCTATTAGCTCATTAGCTAATTGACGCCCCTGATAATCAAGCGGCGTGGGTTCCGTTTGCAGCCCTTCCATCGCCGTTCCTGCCAAATCGCGAATATCTACGCCGCGTCCAAGGAAGGACAAGTCCTCTCCGGCATTAGACGCGGCATCATTGGGTACATACATCTGCTCCTGTTGCGTATGCAGCGATTGCGCATAATTGTCTGCCGCCTGCTGACTATCGAATACGCCTAAGTTTTCATGAGTCCGTACAAACCGGTCCCAAGCCTGGTCAGGCGTTAAATTATTTCCCTCTGGGTCAATAGTAGGTAAAACAACGTATTTACCATCGGCTTCAACAGTAATAGAGCGTACCGTGGATATGCTTCCGTCCGGATTTCGTACTACCGGGCGGTTTGCAATATCAATATTCCCCGCTTCTATCATTCCGGGAATATTACTACCTGCGACATACTGCGGCCCCTTCTTCCGTTCAGTACTTTCTTCACTAGCCGCCGTGCCGTTCTCGCCGGTGGCGGCTGGATCAAAAAAAGTTGCCATGCGGTATATGTTAAACAAATCGCCCAAGTTAGCGTTTCCTTCGCCAAGGTTTACTAATGATTGCGCCCCATTTAAACCGGTTAATAATCCGCCTGCCGTGCTTAGGGCTCCCGTACTATCTTCAACATTTTTCCCTACGGCGTTTGCCGCGTCAACAGCGGGCTGCGCTACTTGCTGTACAGCGCTGTCAGCCATCTGTTGTGCTGTTCCTTGCGCGGTTCCATTCCCCAGTCCATTTCCCAGTAATTGATTCGAAGCGCCAATGCCTGCCGCATTTGCCATCGAACTATCAATGGCCGTCGTCCCTGCGCTTGTTCCGCCTTGAATACCCGGATTATTGAACTGGTTACCATACATAAGGTTACGATCTAGCACATTCCCATCCGGTGTTGTCAGCGTATTATTTTGAATATCATTTTGTAATGTCTGGTACTCTTTTGCTTTTTCTTCCGCTTGATTTTCTGCCCAACGATTATACCGGCTGGATAAAAAACGGCCAATCGTATACCCTAACGCCGTTTCCGGATCCATTCGCCCGGCATATATCATATTCTGGATATTTTGAAACTGCGGATTTTTTGTTGTATCAGCCCGATCCGCAAGTTGATTCTGCTGCCATAAAGCCATACTGACTCACTCCTTCCTACAATCCGCCAAGCAGGCCGCTGAGAAGACCGCCGCCGCTGGTTGTCTGTGTCTGGGAACTT